TACAAAGTTAAGTGTAACAAAGTTAATGGATCTGGCCGGCTTAATGAAGATACTTGCGATAAACTCATTTCTGTCAATAACTGCAGGTGTATTATTTGTAGCATCTGCAACTACTCTGAAATCTGTAATACCGCGTCTACCTTTTACTTCGCGTAATACTGGCTCGACGATATTAACAAACTCAGCTCTTGTAAATTCATCGTTGAATTCAAAAAGTACTTGTTCTGCGGCTCTTCCAATTGCTCTTTCTAATACTAAGAACAATCTTCTAACATTGATTCTATCAAATGCTGAAGGCCTTGCAAGTTTTGTTTTATCACCAAATAGTATGACGCCTGCTCCTGGTATATTTGCAATTGGATTTACGCCAGCTTTATACAAAGTATCTCTTTGTGGTTTGGTAGGTGAAAATGCAATTGAAGTAATTCCAAGATATTGGCCTCTTCGTGAACCTGCTGGTGAAAACCACGGAGCTCTATTTAAATCAGTAGCAGCCATAATTCCAGCAGTCGATGAACTAGCTGGTATCTCTATGTATTGATCATTAAATTTATCATACACTTTAAGATAGTTTCCATCCATAATCAAGTATGAAGATTTAGTAAATGTATTTCCAGTAGCTACAATATTCGTAACTATGTCACTGGTGCTGTTTATATTAAGAACATCGCTCCTTGCTGGTGAAGCAACAACAACACAGTCTTTTCTTAATGATTGAGCAGTAGTTACTAAATCATTTATTACTGTAGTTTGATCTGTTCTAGAAGTCATACCAGGGCAAAATATAAAATCTATTTCAACTTGGTCTTTGTCTTCAAAGAGATCATAACCTGACAGAATGTCAGAAGTTGAAAATACATCAACATCAACACCGCCACCGAAATTATAATCGATGTCTGTATTAAGTACTCCAGTTGTTTTTACAAAATTATCGCCGCTGTCGATTGCAGAACCAGCTGCAGCTTTACTTCCTAATGTATTTGAAAAATCAGAATCAAAATCAATTTGCCAAACATACTTTGATGTGTTATTAATAATATCTTTTACATAATTAGTAGTTCCATCAGGGTTTTTTGCGTTATTACCTAAAGACAAAAATGAATATCTTTCTAATAATGTTCCTTGAGTACCAGTAATTTTACCACCTTTATCAATGATAGCTACGTGCACTTCATCGTTAAGAGCGTTTATTTTACTAGCAAAATTAGAAGTTCCTGGTGCATCATCAAATTCATTTTTATATGCCCAATTTTCAAAGGCTGAATCACCTACAGAATACGGGCAAATTGATACTTGTAAACTATTTCCAAGTGATCCTGGATATTTAGCTATAAAAGTATGTTTATCTGAATCTAATGCAGATAACTGAGAGTTAAAATTTGTTTCATTTTTTACAACTTCTGTTGGCAATCCAGCAGCTGTTGCCGCGGCTGTTTGGCCTGTAGTTGATACTGCGTTCTTAGCAACAGAATCAATTACTCTTACAGTTTGAAGTGAGTTAGAATACTTCAAAAAGAAATTAGCTCTATGAAATGAAAACGTTGTTGCGGAATCTGGTGCGCCAAAGACATCGACTAGCTGTTGTTCTGAGCTAAGTTTGACTCTTTGTTCGACTGGACCCCATAGTGAATTTATTACAGTTGCGCCTGTAGTTGACTGGACATTAGGCACGCCACCAGTCAGATCTATTTCTTTGACAACAACCGCAGGTGATTCGGAGGGTGTAGATAGTGCCATCTTATTTTCCTTTTTTTATGCGATTACCATTATACGAATATTCAATAGTTATTACCATTATTTATAATATTACAGGTTTCTATCGTATTCAATAGCCCATGGGTGTTCTTCATCTGGTTCAATTCTTTTAACTTGTTCATTACCATCATTAATAAATCCAAAAGGTACTATATCGTCTTCAATTTCTTTTAATTTTTGTTTAAATATCATATCTTTAATATTGATATCAGTTAAATTAGAAAAGTAAGATGAAGATACAAAATAACCAAACATTACTAAATTCATAACTAAATCGTCATGATTACCAACCGCAGCTTGGTAGGTTTGTCCTTTTGCTTCAAACGTTGATATTTCTAATATTGTTTGTTCATCTACAACTGTTAACTTATTATTTTCCAGTAAGTCTTTTAATGCACTACATCCAAGTCTTTTAGACTTTCTATTTATATCTACGCCAACAGCATTAGCTTTAACTGCAGATTCAACATGAACGTTTTCATATTCTAAATCATAATATAAACCATTACAAACAACAGACCCTTGATCATTTGATTCAATAATACAATAAGCTTGGTTGTAGACATTCGCATACTTATATATAATATTAGGGAAGAGTAATGGCGAGATAGTATTATTGCGATACACAACCACTTGCTCAAAGGGGCGAACGTTAATATCGATCAGACTAAAAGAAGAATAGTCCTGTCCTCTTCCCTTTGACACATCAGCAACTAAAAGATACTCATGACCTTTAATAGGTTCTTTATAAACTAAACAGTCTCCACCTTCTAAATATCTTTTTGCCGGCTTAGCTCTTAAATTTAATAATGTTTGGGCATTCACTAATGTGTTACCAGTCCCAAAAAATGTATTACCAAACTCTTGATCAAATTGTATTTGAGATGTATTGTTTATTGTTTCTTCTTTCCACTTCTCATCACGCCCAGGAACGTCATGCCAATCAACTCTAAAATTTTTATATTCATTAACGCCTTGTATTGATCCTTCCCATATTTTATGAAATGTATTACCAATACCATTTGCTGTAGATGTTACTATGATTTTCGTATCACCACCAGAAGATACAACTGGATATGTTGATGTATAAAACTCTGCTGCGCGCTCAACAAATGCAAACTCATCTAGATACAATAAGTTTATAGAAAGACCACGAATAGAAGATCCTGTAGTAGCTGCTGCAATAATTCTACTATTATTACTAAAGTCTATATTTGATTTATTAAGAGCTTTGCATCCTGGCTGTAAAAAGAATGGAATGTTTTCAAGCATAATAGTTATTCTTGCTAGCATTTCTCGAGCAGTAGCACCTTTGTTAGCTAAAACCGCTATTGATTTTTCTGATTGAAATAATGCAAACCATAGCAAATAACCACAAGCTGATATAGATTTTCCAGATTGTCTACATGCTAATACAATATTAAATCGATGACTTTCAAATTGTTTAAACATATTCTTTTGATAAGGATATAATTCAAATGGCACTAAACCTCTATCTAATGAAATAATCTTTGCATATTTTTCTACAAAATATACAGGATCTTTCATGCACTTAGCATATTCAAGTACTTCTTCTTGTGTAAAATTAGAAGTAATACCGTCTTTTTTTATATTAGGATTGCCTAGATAGTTTTCATTCCGGTTTTGGAGTGACATTCACTATTTCCGATTCATTCTTTAGTAGCTTTTGAAGCTCAGTGGTGGAACCAACAAAAAGATTATTAGTTGTGTTTGCAACCTTTTTAATATCATCTTTTTTATCTATTTCTTTTTTCTTTTTATTAAGATCCATAAGTCTATCATTTACATCTGAAATATTTTTAATCATTCCTGATAATACTTCAAACGCTCGAGGGTGTTCACTTTCTCGTGCAACCTCAATCATTAACTCTAAACTCTGTTTACCTTTTTCCACGAGCTCATAATATGTGTCTCTTGAATATTTGTAATCATTATCGATATTCTTTTCTTCTGGAGGAAAGAATTTTTCCATATCTTTTTTATCACTCATTTAATGTAACTAACTCACGATTTTTAATGTGTTCATGTTCAATGTCATCTTTAGATTGACCATAGTATCTTACTGCATGATGTTTTTCTACCATATAATCATTAATAGATTGATCTGCATAATTTGTTGTTCTCCACAATTCACCTAAAATTCTGCCAAATTTACCTTCAGCATCTTTTTGTGTCTTAAGTGTTATGCCACCTTCGTCATCTAACATTCCTGTTAAAAATTTCTTAGCAGCTAATCCATATTTTTTTTCTTCAAGATCTCTTGTCCTAGATTCTGGAGTATCTATTGCATATAGTCTTATACGCTCTTTCTTTAACCACACACCAAATCCTAAATCAATATCAACATCGACTGTATCGCCATCGATAATCTTTACTACCTTACATCTATATTCATACATATTTAACTCGCACTATCTAAAATTGTTGTTGAAAATCCAAAGTCACTATCTTCGAGGCCAATAATATTTGAAGGATTAGGCGTTACTACTATAGTTTCTAATCCTATATCTGAATCATTTAAACCAGCTCCGATATCAAATACCTTTGCTCTAGCATCTCTTATAATACTAGTATCTGTTATTGGACCATGAAAACTTAATTTCATTTCGAAATCCAAAGTATAAATTATTGTTCTTCTTTGTTCCATTGCTCCTTCAAAATCATCTGAAAAAGAAACGCCTTGAATAATAACTTGTATGTCTTCTTTAAAATCAGGATATTCTGTTGAAAACGGTTTTATTGTCATTGCATATTGTGGATTAAATGTAGGAAGTATTTGTTCTACAATTTGTAATGCGTCATCTTGTGATTTAGCATATGCATTTAATTGAAAATTTATTGAATAAGGAACTGGATTAAAAAAACGTTGTCTTTTAGAATTTTCACCAGTAGAAGAATTTGTAGTAAAATTTCCAACTTTAGCTAATTGCCTTTGCGCATCATATGCTATAGACGTAATCTCAAAAGACATTCTTGGTAACTTAATTGCAACTTGTGTGTCTTCTGTTAAATTAGGATTTTCTCTTATTCTTTCAAGATACTTTTGTTTAGGTGCATACGATAATGGAACTCTAAGTTGACTGATTACAGCCCCAGATGAATTTTGTCTGATAACATATATATTATTAAAAAGTCTGCCGAACAGCGCCACAGCCTTTTTAGTTTTTGCATGATAGAAGTGTGAGCCAAACATTAGTTATTACTCACATCGCCGAATGGATTAGATTCACTAAAGTCAATGAAGTCTGCACCTGTTGAAAAATCTGCATTTTGCTCGTTCTCTGATAATTGATTATCTTCTACTACTAACGATATTACGCCACCTGCACCTGTTGTTAAACCAGCTACAGTTGCTGCTGTAGCAAAGGTGTGGTATTTACCATCATCAGCACCTGCATGGATAATATGAAGTTTACTATCTGAATCAGAATACTTAGCAACTTCGCCTCTCATCGTGGTGCCGCCGCTTGCTGAAGTGATTGTTTCACCAACTTTAAAAGGATCACCTGTTTTATTAGTTAGCGATAAGATATACCTATACGCGTATTTAATTTCAAGGCTATCTAAAGCATCTACACCCGTATCCATATCTTCGCCAGTATATTCGAATAACTGACATCTCATTTTGTATACTGGCAAGTTACTTAATTGATAAAATGGTTGTTCATGTTCTACATGTGTTATTTGAAAAAAAGATTTACTTAGAGGAAGATATATTAAATCGCCTTCAGCTGGTCTTTGTGTTTTAATTTCATTATCGTATCTTTGTACAGTAGCTGCCCATCTTCTTCTTGACACTACGAACGTAGCTTCATCACGTATTTCTACGCCGAACCTTGTAAAAAGATCTCCTTCGCCTTCAAATCCTTCTGTGTTCTCAATATACATTTCAAGTATATGAGAAGAATTAAAACTCGATACAGGATCATCACCAAATATCTCATCTTCATTTACTATATCACGTGGTAAATAAAATACATCTTGGCCATAAGCTTTTAACGCCTCAATAACTATATCTTCATAGAGGTTCTGCTCTGATCTTACTTTTTGATTAAAGTATAAATTTGTTGCCATATTATCCTACAAAGAAATCAGGTGGAAATTCGTGTTCTAATCTTATGTTTTCTCTAAGAGTCGCTATTTCTGCAGTAGCATCATCATAAATTTGTCTTCCATTTAAAATAACGCCTCCAGGTAATTGCATTCCTTCAAACTTAATTAAATTTTGGCCCCATTGTTGTTTTATTAGTGCAGTTGTGTATTCCTTTACAAACATATCATTAAATATAGAAGTATGATCAACATCGCTTACTTCAGTATAAACTTCAGCTACAATATAATCACCTGCTTGGATATCACCATCAATAAAATCACCAAATATATAAAGTCTATTTTGTCTACGCGAAAACTGAACTTGAGGCGTACCATTTAATTTCATGTCTAATGTTGAAAGATACTGCTGCATTTGCTCATAGTATGCTAGGTCGCCGGCAAAGTTCATTAAATCATGAATATTATTTAGCATCATTTGATATTTTATATCAAACATACCGCTGCCTCCAACAATACCGCCTGCAACAGGAAACATCTTAGAAACAAATATTATATTATTTGCTAAGGTTATATATTGATTCGTAACATCGTCTGCTGTAACTAAGTGCTTGAGGTAAGTTCTTACAGTTGCATCAGAATGAAACTCACGATAATATTGTAGTGCTTCGTCAACACGATCTTCTAATTGATCTTCATCAACATTAACTTCGATTACTGGTTCGCCTAGACGCCTTTTACAATAATCTATAAGAGTTGCGCGTGAATTTGGTGCTGCCATTAGCCTAGATCCCAAGTATTAGTTTCTTCATTCCACGAATAACGTTCATCACTATCAGCATCAGGATATGCCACTGGAGGCTCCCATTGACAAGTGCTATCATTTAATA